TGGCATGATTTACCCCGAATGCCCGCGGAAGGGGCGGAATGGAGACAAATGAGCGCGGATAATTACGTTTTGGCATATTTTCAGCAGATTAAAAGCGGAGCGGTTTGCGTTTCGCGGTGGATCTCGTTACTTTACCAGTACATTATTGACGGTCTAGAAGCGAAACGGTTTTTCTTTGACCAACGGAAAGCAAACGCGGCCGTGGATTGGATAGAAACGCACTGTTTCCACACAGAGGGGCCGCTTGCGCCCGGGCCGTTAAAATTAGAACTGTGGCAAAAGGCTTTTATTAGTTGCATATTCGGCATAGTTGATTCTGACGGTAAAAGACAGTTCCGGGAAGTCGTGCTTATTATAGGCCGCAAAAACGGTAAGTCGCTTGTATCGTCCGCCATTGCGCGTTATGTGTGGCTTATTGAGGGCGGATACGGTGCGAAAGTGTATTGTGTTGCACCGAAACTAGATCAGGCCGACATAATTTATAATAACATTTGGCAGATGACAACGCTTGACCCGGAATGGCAAGAAAAGCGTGATGAGATAACCGCGCTCCGGGAAGAAAGACACGCGCGGGTCGATGATTCCGAATTGCCCAGAAAGCGCGTTTCGGATCTGGCGTTACCGGCAACGAACAGCACGGTTAAAAAGATCGCGTTCAGTGCGAAAAAGTCGGACGGCTTTAATCCGTCACTGACCGTTTGCGATGAGGTTGCAAGTTGGTCCGGGGATAATGGGCTTAAACAGTACGAGGTCATGAAGTCCGGCATGGGTGCGCGTGAGATGGGGAACAACCCTGGGTTGCTTCTTTCGTGTACAACTTCCGGTTATCAGAATGACAGCATATATGACGAGTTGTTTAAAAGAGCAACCCGTTTTTTAATGGGCGATTCCAGGGAAACAAAGCTGCTGCCGTTCCTTTATACCATCGATGACCCGGACAAGTGGAACGATATAAACGAGTTGCGGAAAAGCAACCCGAACATGGGCGTGTCGGTTTCTGCTGATTATCTGCTAGAAGAACTGGCTGTAGCTGAAACGTCACTTTCCAAGCGTGCGGAGTTTTGCACAAAGTACGCTTGCATTAAGCAAAACAGTTCCCAGGCGTGGTTATCCACAAAGGACGTTGACGGCTGCATGGGTGACCATTTGGAGCCGGAACAGTTCCGCGGATGCTATTGTGTTGCGGGCGTTGACTTATCACAGGCGCGCGACTTAACGAGCGCGTGCGTGGTAATTGAGCGGAACGGTGAACTTTATGTGCTGTCCCGGTTTTGGCTGCCCGGAGAGCGTATTGATGAGGCACAGGAACGGGACGGGGTGCCTTATAAGATTTACGAACAGCGCGGATTGCTTACGCCGTCCGGGGCTAATTTTATTGATTATAACGACGTTTTTAGTTGGTTCGTGGAATTGGTCGAAAAATACGAAATCTATCCGCTATGGGTCGGATATGACCGTTATAACGCGACCTACTACACGGATCAGATGCGGAATTATGGTTTCCACATGGATGATGTATACCAGGGCGATAATTTATGGCCCGTTATACAGGAGGCCGAAGGAATTATAAAAGACGGTCGATTAAAAATAGGGGACAACGATTTACTCAAAATACATTTTTTAGATTCTGCCGTTAAGATGAACAACGAGCGCGGCCGCGGAAAGTTGGTCAAGGTCAGACCATCGGCCCATATTGATGGCATGGCTGCGCTGTTAGATGCTTTAACGGTTCGTCAAAAGTGGTACGCCGAAATCGGCGGACAATTGGCAAACGAGGTTTAATTTATGGGTCTTTTTGACAAGGTATTTAGGCCGGACAAAAACAGGGAACAGGAACAGGTCCTAAAGGACGCGAACAGTTTTTTCAAAACGTTCACAACCTACAGGCCCGTTTTTAGAAGTTGGCAAGGGTCGATTTACGAATCCGAACTAATCCGGTCTGCGATCAATGCCAGGGCGCGGCATATCAGCAAGCTAAAAGTCGAGATTAACGGCGAAGCTAAACCGAAACTGACTAGGCGTATGCTGCAAGGGCCGAACGAATGGCAGAACTGGCCGCAATTCCTGGCGCGAACCAGTACGATTTTGGATATACATAATTCCGCCTTTATCGTGCCGGTCCGGGATAATGACATGTACATTACGGGTTATTATACCGTACTCCCGCATCAGTGCGAAATTGTGGACTACAAGGGGGAACCGTGGGTGCGCTACCGTTTTACCTACGGGGATATTGGAGCGGCCCGCGCTTCGGAATGTTCGATTCTGACACAATTCCAGTACAAATCGGATTTCTTCGGCGAAAGTAATAACGCCTTGAAGCCTACGTTGAAGCTGTTAGACCTTAACGAACAGGGCATAGAAGAGGCCATTAAAAACGGTGCTACATTCCGTTTTTGGGCGCAGATGGGCAATTTTGCAAAGTCGGCAGATATTCGGAACGAAGAGGAACGGTTCAACCGCGAACACTTCCAGGCCGAAAACGGCGGTATGTTGCTGTTCCCGAACACATACGCCAATATCCATCAATACAATCAGGCACCGTATACGGTTGACCAGGCGCAGTTGGAGCAGATCCGTACAAGCGTATACAACTATTTCGGTGTTAACGAGGACATTTTACAGAACAAGGCGTACGGTGACGCTTGGAGCGCATTTTATGAAGGGTTCGTTGAGGTGTTCGCCGTCCAGTTCTCCGAAGCCATGACCCGCGCAATGTTCACCGAAACGGAACGCTCATACGGCAACAAGTTAATGCTTACTTCCAACCGGCTTCAGTATTTGAGCAATGCCGACAAATTACAGGTTGCCGCGCAGCTTACGGACCGCGGCATTTTTTCGATTAACGAGGCGCGCGAAGTGTTCAATCTTCCGCCGGTCGAGGGTGGAGATATTCGGACGATTCGCGGGGAGTACAAAAACGCTGACGAAATAGGGGGCGAAAATGGAAATGAATGAACGCGAATATAGAAATATGGATTTCGTTGTTCTGAACCGGGACAACGACGAAAAACAGTATATCGTTGAGGGCTATGCGTCAACGTTTGATACTTACACGCTTTTAACCGTTGACGGCATTGATTATAAAGAGCGCATAGAGCCGACAGCGTTTGACAATGCGGATTTGTCAGACGTTGTTTTTCGGGTTGACCATACCGGCCCGGTATACGCAAGAAGTTCGGCGGGTACAGTTTCGGTTGGGCCGGATGAACACGGCCTTAAAAGCGTAACGGACCTTTCCAGAACGGAACGCTCCCGCGGGATCTATGAAGAACTGGCCGCGGGGAATTATCCGCAAATGTCGTTTGCTTTCCGGGTTGCTGACGGCGGGGACCGTTACGACCCGGACACGCATACAAGAATCATTGAACGCATTGATAAAGTGTTCGATGTTTCGCCGGTGTCTTTTCCGGCGAATCCTAATACTTCATTGAGCGTACGCGACTATTTCAACGGAGCGATTGAAATGGAAAAGGCCGCTGCGGCGGAGCGACTTGCAGCGGAGGAGGCGGAACGGAGAGATTCCGAGCGGCGCGAAATGCTGAAAAACAAAATTAGCGAGGTGATAGGCTAAATGACTATCGATGAAATGAGAAGCAGAATTGAAGCCATTGACGGCGAACTTGCAGAAGTCAGAACAGCAGCGGATGACCCGGACGCGAACGTGTCCGAGTTAGAAGCTAGAACTGAAAGCCTGACAGAAGAGCGCGCCGGATTGATGGCGGAAATCGAGACGGCCGAAAAGGCCGCAGCAGAGGAACGCGCCGCGGTTGAAGACGTTATTAAGGGCGCGGGAAAAATCGTTGAAGAAAGAGAAGAGGTACACAAAGTGGAAGTTAGAAACACACCGGAATATATTGAAGCATTCGCAAGATACACCAAGACCGGCGATGATACAGAGTGCCGCGCACTTCTGACCGAGAACGTAACGGGCGGAAAAGTTGCAGTTCCTACGTTCGTTTCCGAGATCGTTGCAGAAAGACTCAAGGAATCCAAGATCCTTAACCGCGTCCGCAGAATGAACGCCGCCGGAAACGTTGAGGTTGGTTTTGAGATCTCTGCACCGGCAGCAACCGTACACACCGAGGGCGGCGCGGCCCAGGCAGAAGAGGCGCTGACCCTTGGAATCGTTAAACTGGTTCCGAAGACCTATAAGAAGTGGGTCGCTATCTCTGACGAGGCACTGGACTCTATGAGCGGTGAAGCGTATCTGCGTTATATCTACGACGAGGTAGCAAGAGGGATCATTAAGGCAAGAGAGAACGCAGTTGTAGCGGCTATCCTGGCCGCTCCGGCAACCGCAACCGCAACCGCTCCGGCCGTTGCGAAAACCGGCTCCGCGGCGGGCGCAATCACCGATTTCATCGATGCACGCGCACTTCTGTCTTCCGCTGCCGAAGACCTGGTTATCATCTGCACGCCGGCACAGTACGCTACCTATAGAGGCCTCCAGATGTCCGCATCTTATGCCGTTGACCCGTTTGATGGCCTTGAGGTTCTCTTTAATGACACCGTAACCGCACCGATCATTGGTGACCTGTATGGTGTCATGGAAAATCTGCCGAAGGGTGACGCGGTCGAGTTCAAGTTTGACGATAAGACTGATATGAAGTCCGACCTGGTTAACATCCTTGGAAGACAGCCGGCCGCTATTGGCGTAGTAGGCAACAACTTCTTTGCAAAGGTATCCGCTTAATGTTGGTCAAACTGACCATTGATACGGCGGTTCGTTTCGCAAAAGGTACGGTTCTAGAGGTTTCCGAAAAGGAAGCCTCTAGGCTTTTCGCTTTTAAATCTGCCGTAGCGGTCGAGGACAAACCCGAGGCGAAACCGGCAAAGAAGAAACCCGCTCCAAAGCGCAAAACCGCGTCAAAGAGCGAGTAAAACAAAGTGGTGATGTAATGATATTAGATGATGTTAAAACGGCGTTAAGAATCAAAACGGACGCGTTTAATAGCGAACTGGAAAGTTTAATTGTAGCAGCCAAGTTAGACCTGGGCATTGCCGGAATCGAAAGTACGGACGATGTGGACGAACTTATAAAGCGTGCAATCATTACGTTTTGTAAAATGTCTTTCGGCATACCTGAAGATTATGACCGTCTAAAACGTTCCTACGATGAACAGAAAGCACAGTTACAGACGGCCACGGGTTACACGGATTGGGGCGGTTTAAATGTATGACAGCGTAGCGATTTTAATTGGCAACGGTGCGGCAACGTATGACAGATACGGGAACGAGACAATTGCCGAAACCGAAACGGAAGTATACGTTCAGCCGCGCGGCGTGTATCAGGCGGAGTTTTACAATGCCGCCCAGTTGGGTTTGAAACCGTCTGTAACGCTACATTTGACGAACCGTGAAGATTACGCCGGGCAGAAACGTTTACGCTTTGAAAACGTCGAATATAACGTTATACGTGTAGATTGGACCGCGCAGCGTGACGGGCTAAATCTTATTTGTGAGGAACGTGTAAACAATGGCTAATACAGTAAGCGTTGAAATTCAGATGGCGGATATTCTGGACGAGGTTAAAAAGTCATGCAAGGGCGTATTAGAAACCCAATCTTTAGCCGTTGCAAAAGAAACAGTAACCAAGATCAGAAACGCTTCTCCGCGCTTAACGGGAAGTTACGCCAGAGGGTGGCGCGTCAGCAAAAGGGGCGGCGGTTTGGTTGTCCATAACGCGAACGACTACCAGTTAACGCACCTGTTAGAAAATAGCCACGTTATCGCTAACGGGTCCGGCACTTACGGACGGTCAACGCCAATAAAGCATATTGAACCGGCCGCACAGTGGGCAAGCGAGGAATTGCCGCGCCGGATCATTGAGGAATTAAACCCATGAGCATATTTGAAGTATTGCAAAGCACCGGTCTTCCGTGTGCTTATTCGCATTTTAAGACGGCACAGGAACCGCCGTATATTGTTTATATCGGACGGGGCCAGGACGTACTTGAAGCGGATAACACGCACTATTGGCGGGAGAATAAATATCAGGTCGAATATTATTACAAAACCAAAAACGAACAGAACGAAACCGACATTGAAAA